GCCACGGGTCAGGCTCCGTAAAATTGGAAAATGTCCAGCGAAATGAGCGCCAGTCCGCTGGTGTTGGCGTTTAGTTTCAACGACGCAGAGCAATCGAATGCGGATGAGGTATCCAGCGTTGAATAGTTGTACGCAGTCAGAGCCACGCCGGCGCCGCCGCCTACCCCGCGATTGGATGATTGCTTGTTCTGAACGCCCTGATTCTGCACCATGGTATTCAGGCAAACGACTGGCGCAGTCGTGGCATTGCTCTGGAAAATACACTCCGCCCCGGCATACACAAAGACCGATTTTGAGTCTGCCGAGTTGTTGGCAATCTGATGGACATAAATGTTCAGTCCGCCGTTTGGCCCCAGCGATCCGCCGGCGATGGTCAGGCCGGTAGGTCCGGTCACCTCGGCCGTGGTCGTCGTGAGGCGGCCGGATGCGTTCGACGACAGCGCGGTTTTCTGCGTCGGCGCGCGTGGCAGGCCGGTCGTGTAGGTCTCGGCGTAAACAATACCGGCGGTGTCTGATGACCACTCCGTCCAGTACCACCCGGCGGGAATCGTCAGCCCGCCGAAATTGGCCGTCAGATACATGTAGCAACCGGGCAGCATGCTGCCCAGGCCGGACAGGACCGCCGCCGATAGGGTGAAAGCGCCGGCCGTTCCGCTGAAAATCAGCCCGTTCGATCCGCCATCGCCGGGGGGAATGACAAACGGGATTCCTACGGCGTACGCGGCCCAGACTGTCGGGACAAACACCGGGTCCTGGCGCATGACTCCACCAACGGCGGCGCTTTTTTGAAAGGAGGCGAACATCCGCCCGTTGTCCTGTTTTGGCGCATCGACGTAGACCGCTGCGCGTTTGCCGACCAGCACCGCCTCAAGCGCGGCAGTCAGGTAGAGGGTCGCCCCGTCTACCGCGACGTGCGCGCCAGCAATTTGTGTTGGTTCGACCAAGCGAATGCTCATGCGGGGGCTTCCGGTCAGGTGGTCAGCGCGTCTTTCATGGCGGCGAACGAGGCGACGCGCTTGACTGCAACGTCAACCTCCTGGAATGCGACGACCCGGCGGGCGCCGGTGGTGCTCAGGCTGTACGGGTCCACCGTGATGTCCAGACCGCCCCAGAATCCGAGAATCAGATCGGAGAAATTGCCGAACAGGACCGCCGAGCAAACGCCGGATGCCGACCCTTTGGTCAGGGTGCTCGGTACCGAGTTGGTCACCCAGGCATCATAGCCGAGGATGGTACCCAGGCCAGGTTCGCGGCCGCTGGTATAGACCGGCTCGCCGTCCGTGCCGGAAAACTCCTGCGTTTTACGCAGCTTGCCGCGGACCTTTGCATTGGTCAGGAAAGCCAGCGCTCCGACATCGGCGTTGGCGGCAGCGACCGCCGACTCGAGGTCTACCATGTGCTCATAGGTCGGCGCGGCGCCGTTCGTCCCGCCGGCCACGCTGCCGATGCCGCTCGTCTGTAGAATGCCGGTCGGCTCGTCGCTGCCGGCGCCGTTGATGACGGCTGCCTGGATCATCTGAGCCAGGGTGGCAGCGAGGTCGGCGCGCAGGAAGGATTCTATATCGATCGACGACTGCAGCATCAGGCGGCGGCCGTAATCGCACCAGGCGGCAACGGTATTTGGCGCCAGCGTCACCTGGCCAACGGTCGGCGCGCTCTCGGTCGGGGCGCCGTTTTCCGAAACCCAGTAACCGGTCACTGCAGCGCTATGGCTCGGGATGGCAACGTTGCCGTTGAGGTCGCGCAGGAAAGTCGCGCCGAGCCGGTCAATCACCAGAGCGTTGCGCAATAGAGAAATGAAATCGGTGCCGAGAATGTCCGTGCCGACCGTGTTGCCGCCGCCGGTGGCGCTGCCGACGGTCATGTCGCGATAGGCGACGCCTCGGCCGCCAAACGCATTGCGCAGGGCGCCCAGCGCGCCCATGACCTCGCTCCGCTGGCAGAAAATGCCGCGCGCCAGAACGTCGGAAGGGATGGTGATGGCACCGCCGCGTTCGGGTCGGCTGTTGCTGCGTTTGGCCTGCGCGGCCAGGCTCGCCTCGAATTCGAGCGGCGCGATCTGGCGCGCGCTCGCCGGATCGTGCGCCGCCAGAATGGCTTTGCGGAACGAGAATTTGGAAATTTCCGTTTCGCTCATGCCGATTTCCGGCGATTCGGCGAGGCGGATTTTCCCGGTGTCGCGCAGGGCCTGGAAAACCTGCGCCGAGAACGACTCGACACTGGTGCCGGCGCCGATGGCAGAGCGCGCCCGGTCGTCCAGACCGTGCGCGCGGCCGAGGGCGGTGATTTCCAAAACGCGCTGGCGCTCATCGGCCAGAGCGTCGGGTGAAAGACGAATCTCGGCGGCGGGCGCCGGATGGAGCGGCGGCTGTTCCGCCTGGACTGTCATTCCCATGGTGTGATTCCTGGTGGTTTGGTGATGGACGCCCGCGGCGGGCGGTGGATTAATGGGCGTGGCGCGCGAGGCGCCCGGTCGGAGATCCCGCGGGCCATCGGCGCGGCCGACGCCAACGGTGTCGTCGGCAGCCACGTCGACGAGCGAGATTTCGAACGGCGTCCACTGGGTCACCCGGTATTCGTCAGGGCCATCCTCGCGCGCGCGCGTCAGCACCCGCTCGCCGATGAGATAGCCGACGCTGATTTTTCCCAGGATGCCGTCTTCGATGTCCTGCCGCAGGCCGGCGAGGTCCGCCCGGCGCGACAGCGCGAGCATGGCCTTGCCGCGTCCCTGCTCGACCCAGGCGCGCTCGACGACGCCTAGGACGTTGCCGAGCGGCGCGCCCGCCGAGCCGGGGCCGCGGTCGTGATTGGCCAGCACCGCAGCGCGGTTCTGCAGGCGCGACAGGTCGATTTCGCCGGGGCTGTGGCCGAGGGTCTCGACCCATGGGCCATCAAACCAGTCGGCGCGCAGATAGGGCTCCTCGGACGAAAACGCCACCTCGACGCGTAACAGGCCGTCATCGGCAGCATCCGCCGCGCCGCCGGAGCGGCGAGCGACGATCGCGCCATCAATGGCCCGGTACATCGCCCGGTCAATCCGGGTTGCCTGGCCGTGAGCATGAGAAAAAACGCCGGCCTCCGAGGGAGGAGGAGCGGCCGGCGCTGGAATGCCCGCGCCATCAATGGCCCGGTACATCGCCCGGTCAATCCGGGTTGCCTGGCCGTGAGCATGAGAAAAAACGCCGGCCGCCGAGGGAGGAGGAGCGGCCGGCGCTGGAATGCCCGCGCTGTCGGTGGACGCGGGCGGGGAGGAGACAGGGTGAGCGGCGGGAGGAATCATGGACCAATCATGCTCCGGCGATGGCGCGCAAACTAGGCAGAAAATTTCCCTGCGTTTTTTTGCCGTCTTTCCCGGCAGGCGGGTCCTCCTGCTGCGCGGCAGGAGAAGTTCCGGCGGGCAGCGGGCCGAATAGCCGGTCATCCTCGGCGCGCTCGCCGGCGATTTGCTCGGGGTCCTCGCCGCGCTCCAGAATCAGGCGCGTGCGCGAGGTCAGGCCGAGTTCCAGATCGAGGCGGCTCGCCTCGGCCTCCTTGACCGGGTCGATGCCCTGCCAGCGGCGAGGGCGCCAGGTGGCGGCGGCGCGATAGGCGTCGATCCGCGTCGCACGCAGCGACGGGTTGCGCAGGACGGCGTAGGGCAGCCAGGCTGAGAAAACGTCCTCGTGCAGCCAGGACACCAGGCGCGCCTGCAGACCTTTGTAGTGCTCCCGCTCGTCGAGGATGCCGACGCGCGCCGAGCTGTAATTGACGTCGGCCAGGTCGTTGCCAATCGACACATACGAGGCGCCGCGCGCGGCAGACCAGCCGCGAATCTGGGATTTGACGAACTCTCCGGCCTGAATGTTGGGCCAGGCCGAGTCGTACTGCCGGAAATCATAGCCCGACGGAACGGTGTCGAACTGCCCCGGGACGGTGGTGGTGAATTTGTCCGCGGCCGCAGTAATCTGGGCGATTTCGTCCGGGCTGAGGATTTTACCGGCCGCTTTGGCTGCGTCGAGGACGCTAGAAACGATCTGGTCAGCGAACCCGGGCGGCGCGTCGCCGGTCGGCGATACGAAAAAGCCGAGCCGCTGCGCCGAGTTGGTCGACGCAACCGCCGCCGCCTCCTCGAATTTTTGCGCCATCCACAGGCGCCGAGCGCCGACGGCAAGCCAAGGGATGCCGCGCAATTGGCCGATTTCCTCGGCAACGAACCGGTGACGGATTTCGTCCGCCGGGACGCGGACATGCCGCCCCACACTGACCGCTCCGCCGGCGCCCTCGCCGCTGCGCGCGGCGAGCAGCCAATAGGCCACAGGCACTCCGTCGTCGTCGATTTCCACGCCCATGCGGATGCGCCGCCCCTGATGCTCGCGCGTCAGCGTCACGTCGAGCAGCGTGGCAGGGATCAATTGCAGGCGGACACCGAACGGGCCTGAGCCGCGGCGCAGGCGATAGAGGATCTCGCCATCGCGGGCGAGGCTCATCAGGGCCAGTTTTTCCACCTCGCGCCAGGTCATCTGTCCGGACACCTCGCAGGCGCCGCGCGCGCCGAAACGCTCCCATTCCGCCTCGATTATGGCGTTCGTCGCGGCGTCCTGCTCGGCCGGGCGGGTCGCCAGGGCCACCCGCATCTGCAGCCGGATGCCGGTAGCGCCGAGCACGTTGTCCTCGAGCTGGAGCAGATAGCGCTGCGCCCACTCGTTGTTCCGGGCGAGCAGCCGCGAGCGGTGCATCATCGTTTGCCACTGGCGAGACAGTGCCTCGTTGATTTCTCCGGCCACGGTCGGCCAGTCGGCAACCCAGTCCGGAGTTTCCGCGGCGGAAAACGATCGCGTGGCCGACTGCAGAGCTGCCACGCGCTGCGTGCGCAACGGCTCGGCCACCGCACTGATGGTCTGGCGCAACCAGCTCGCGCGCTCTTCGGGGGTCTCTGCCGAGCGGCGGAAGGGGGCCAGCATGCGGCGGGCGAACGGAACAATCCCGGCTGGCGCGCGGGAAGAGCGGTCTGTCATGGTCGTTGGCTCACGGTCGGTCGCACCAGACTACCCGGCACGGTAGAGCACGCGCGGATTGCGGTCGAGGCACTCGCGGATCGCCTGCGCCTCGTAATATCGGATCAGCGCCGTAATGTCGGAAACGCTGCGAAACGTCATGGATTTGTCGCCGATGGTGTAGGACACCACGGCCCCCTGACCGCCGGCAACATAGGACGCCAGGGCCTCGCGCAAATCGGCCAGCGCGCGATTCGTGTCGCTGCGCGCGTCGAGCGTCGTTGCCGTCAGCAGGTTCGGCAAAATCTCGACGCTGGTAACGCCGAGGCCAAATCGCTCAAGCACCCCGCCGACGGTGCGCTCGACGCGCCCCCAGAGGGACGCCCAGCCAGCAGTCCACGTGGCGGTGGACGTGGCGGACAGCTCAACCGTATGAAAGGTTCCGGCGCCGACGGCCGGAATGTCAACCGGCGACGGCCCGCCAGCATCGCGCCAGAGCAGGCGGTAAGCGAGCTGCCAGCCGTCTGCGGTCGAGAATTCTGGCAGCTCGCGCTGCCAGGCGATGGTCTCGCCGGCGCGGATGGCCAGCGGTTCTGCGGTCGGGATGGCGAGGGTCATGCCAAATCATCGCCCGCGCGGCGATCCGGAACTAGGCAAAAATTTTCCGGGGCAGATCGCCAGCAAAAGCCGGACGGTGAAGCAAACTCGCCCCGTGGTCGACGTCGCGAAGATCGACGGTGATTTCAATTCCGAGCAGTGGGCGGAAGCTCTCGTCACACTCGGCGATCATTGATTCCGCCGCCCGGCGCGCGCTGGCCTCGACATCGGCTTCGTCGGATGGCCAGGATCGTAGACCTTGTGCCGAGAGGTCCCGTTCGATTTCTACGGCCGCGTCCCTGGCGTAATCGCTGCCAGTGTAGCCGTGTCGGTTGCCGCGCGGTTCTTGCGCGACGGTGATGTCGATCGTCTTAATTCTCATTGGTTTCTCCTGTGTTTTCTCCAGCCTCATCGATCGCCTGGCGCACCCAGACACTGCCGCCGAGTTGCGCCAACTTCGGTTTCTGATCGGCCCGGATGCGCAGGCCGATCTGCACGAGATTGGTCGCGCCGTCGGCCGGCTTAACTCCAGACCCGGCCCGTGCTCCTCCTCGCCGGATTGCCTGCCGCCTGGCCTCGGCCAATACCTTCAGGCCGATGAGCGGCAGCCGCAACGACTCGCCATTGTCAACGGGTTGCGCAAACAATTTTATTTGCCGAGAGACTGGCGGCAGACGCGACGGATCCTCGCCGCGTCACCCGCCGCGCGCGAGCTGCCGCAGTTGTCGAATCCTGCGCGGAGACAGGCCGAGGCGGCAAGCCAGGGCGTCGGTGGATTCTTCCGGCGGCGCGGCCTCGACCGCCTGCAGGTTACGCCGCTTGGAGCGCGCGGCAATGTACAGCCGCTGCGCTCGCAAATCGGATTGACGGATGGCAGCCTCTACCCGCAACCAGACCGCAGGCGGGATCTCGGGCGCCGCCTGACGGGCGACGGCGAGCAGCTGCAGGAGGTCATCGCCGGCCACGCAGCACCCGCGCGGCCGAGGCGATGGCGGCCTGCAGATCGAACGCCGGGGGCGCTGCGGGCGCCGGGCTGGCCGCGGCCGGCGGGGCGTCTCCCAAGGGGTTAGGCGCCGGCGACGCGCGGCGTTTGTGTGGCAGGTTGAGCAGCGGCCCGGCCAGGCGGCAAATTGCCAGGTTGCCGACCAGACAGTCGAGCGCCTCGTTTCTCGGGCGGACCTGAACCCACTCGACGAGGACGCGGCCATTGCGCACCCGGCGGCGCAGCTCTTCGGCGCCGAGCTGGTCGAAATATTCCTGGTCAAACGCCTCGGACACCGGGAAATGAAGGTATCCGGGACCTGGCTTTGCCTGCCGCAGGCGGGCGAGAATGATGGATTTTGCCTGGTCTACGCCCATCGGCTCGACCATCGGGCCGGCACGGCGCTGCCGGCGCAGGCGCTGCGCCCGCCGGCCGGCGTCTTCGATGATGGCGCGCCAGGTGCCAGGCACGCCCTTCGTCGCCCGGCGCCAGGCGCCGCGCGCGACATGGGCGAGCACCAGCGTTGTGTTATAGCCCGCGTCCACGCCGGCGAAGTCGACGCCAGCCTCTTCTTCGGCTGCCGCCAGATCATGCCACACGTCCTCGCGCGCCGTGTCGCCGGACAGAATGACGTGATCGAACAGCCACGCCTCCTCGCCGGCGCCCCACCCTACCACGCTCATTTCAAGCCGGTCTTTCTGAACGTCGGTCCATGCGGTGACGCGCCAGATTTTCCCGGCGGCTTCGAGCGACTCGCGGGTGTAGGTCTCGCGGCGCAGCAGGAGCACCCCGCCCTCGATGGCCTCGGCCGGCTCCTTGTAAACCTCGCCCCAGTCGGTATTGATAATGGCCCGGACCTTTGTCGTGTCGGTCTGAGCGTTGACCAGACGTTGCGCCAGATCGCGCCAGGTCAGACCCAGGCCAACGGGAGAGTACGCCGCGGACATCTGGTAACTGCGCGTGCCGGGAACGCCCGGGCGAGCGACGCTCGCCACCCAGCGGCAGTGCTCCAGCATCCATGGTTTGGCGCGTTCGTCGATTTCCGCCCCGCACGACGGGCAGACGAACCAGGCGGAGAGCACGGCGCGCTGGCCACCGGGATTGCCGGCCGGCGCGCCGTCTGGCGCCTGCAGGGACTGCATCGATTCAACGGCGGCGGCGGCATGCCCGCCAACGGGATGCGCGCAGCGCCAGCGCAGGCGGTCGCGGGTCATCTCGTGATAACCCTGACAGTGCGGGCAGGGCACGTGCAGCCGCCGCTGGTCGCCCTCGAGGTAGGCGTCCCAGATGCGCGAGTGGTCCGCCCGCGTCGGGGTGGACAACAGAAAAGTTTTGGCGCGCGAGAATGAGCGCTGCCGGTTGCTGATCAGGGTCAGCGGGTCGCCCTCTCCGCCGACGTCCCAGGGGTAGCGATCGACCTCGTCGAGCGCCACATAGGGCACATGATCTGACGAGAGAGAGTCGGGAGAGTTGGCGCCCGCCTTGATCAGGCGGGAAACCGGGCTGTATTCGAGCACGTCAGAGCGATTGGCCGAGTGCCGAGAGGCGGTCTGCGAAATGGCTGCGAGGGCTGGCGTTTCGCGCATCATTTTGGATAGGCGCGGGTTGAACGACCGATCGCGCAGCTCTAGCGTCGAGCTGACGTGCAGCACGTCGCGATTCCCGAGGTGGCCCATGATGTAACCCAGCCAGTTGTACATGGCCTCGGTTCCGCCGATGCCGGACGCCTTGCAGAAAACGACGGTGCGCACCGGGGAGTGCTCCGAGAGGTCGTCCATGATGTCGCGCAGGTAGGGGGTTAGCGAGGTGCGCCAGCGCCCGGGCGCATTGGTGCCGGACGCCAGCCAGCGGTGGCGGTCGGCCCACTCGCTGACGGTCAGCAGGCTGCGCGGCCGGCAACCGCGCCGAAAGTGGGCGCCGAACTCTGGCAGCGCCGGGACGGCTGCCGATTCGGCCAGCCGCCCGATGCGGTCAACCGTTTCATGCACCGCGTCTGACAGACGGTAATGCACGAGCGTTTCGTCAGCCGGACCACGGGACGGCTCGCCCAGCGCACGGCGCAGCATTTCCGGCAGGGCGTCGAGCGCCGCACAAACCGCGTTGCGGACGGCCAGCCCGGCGGCAACCACAGCGGCCTGCCGGCAGGAGGTCGCGCGTGCCTCGGCAAGCTGCATCTCGAGGTCGAGGGCGCCGAGGCGCGCCTTTTCCGTCTGCAGCGCAACCATCGACTGAATGGCAGCCCCCTCGTGGGCGACCCCATCGGGCGGAACGGCGAGCGCGCCAGTCATGGCCGCGGCGACGCCAGTGCGCGGGTGACCGACTGATCCAGCGCGGCAGAGAATTGCGTATCGACCACCCGCTGGGCGATCGCCGAGAGGGTGAACAGCTGGCGGTAGCCGGGCGGCGAAACAAAACGAAACCAGGGATGAACCACTGAACGATTTCCGGTCTCGTCACGACGCCAGATGCCGGGCGCCAGGTGTTTGCTGGCAGGAGCGCCGGGAACGACGACGAAAAAACCAACGGCGCGCTGCTGCTGGCCGCGCTTGCTCACCGCCCGGAACGTGCGCAGGTTGCGAATCGACGAGCGAAGGATACCCAGCATTTCATGAATGTCTGCCGGCCGCGGGTTGCCGCGCGCGTCGAGTCTCAGTCCGGGCGCCGGGGCAAGCTGCATGCCGGCCGGCATCAGGCCGCGGAAGGCGAGCAGTTTTTCGATCCGCTTGAACTGGCGGGCGCCCGACCCGGGGCGGAACAGATGGCCGAGCGAGCGTTCGTAGGGCGTCCCGCGGCCGGCGGTGTCCGGGGTTGGGCGCAGCCGGACCTCGGCGCGCAGCGTTTTCCGGGTCGCCATCTGCACCTCGAAGGCGCGCAGTGTATAGGGCGTGGCGCCGCCGGCAATTTTGGCGCCCATCTCGACACGGATTTCGCGGTTGACGGCATGCGCGGTAACGGTCAGCGCGCGCGCGAGAACAAACGGCAGCTGGCCGATCTGCGCGCCCAGGGCAGCCTGCGCCGTCGACAGGCTGCGCAGGTCGATGGATATGAAATTGCTCATGATTGGTGGCCTCTCCGGTCGGTAGGGAAAACGACATTTCTGGACGTGCCGGCCGGCGGGCGGCCCGGGCGGTTCACCTCGAGCAGATAGTCGGCGTGGAATCGCGCTGAAGGCGGCGGCGGCAAATGACCGATCTCGTAGCCGTTTTCCGCCGCGTGGAAATCGGTCCCGCCGCGCATGCCGTTCCGGATCGCGACGACAACCGCCCCAGAGCCGAACTCCTGGCGGAGCGCGTCCAGCCACTCGGCAACCCGGGGCATCTGATCGCGCATCCGCGTTGGCGCTTCCCCGCGCACGGGCGCCGCGCTCATGGTTTGCGCAACCGGCGCAGTGCGCGGACGAACTCTTCCCGGATGGCGCGGCGCACCAGGGCCAGTTCTGCGACAACGAGGGCAGTCCTGGCGTCAGGATCGGCAGCGGCCAGGCGGGGCGCCGTCTGGTCCACCATCCGCTCGAGCGACGCGCGCAGCACTCCGCCTATGGCATGCGCCTCGCGGCGCACGTCGTCGCGCGCATAGCGCTGGTGCCGACGCATCTGCAGCGACAGGAGGGCCAGCCCGTTCTGCGCGGCCAGGCGGCGGGCGGTCCAGTAGCGCAACGTGCCGGTCTCGATCATTTCAGTGGAGTCCTGGCCGTCGTCCTCGCCGTGATCCTCCTCGCCCTGGTCCTCCTCAACGTCGCCCGTCACAGCAGGCTCGGCGGCGCCCCCTGTGAGGCCACTTCGCCGGCCGGCCGCATGCCGGGCGGAAACATCCGGCCGCAGCCCGGACGTCGTCTGCTGCCACAGGAGGAGGCTGCTGGATACGTCAAGGCAGCCGTCCGAGCCGAGGACAAGCCGGCCGCGGCGGATCGCCCGGCTAATGGTCGAACGAGCAACCCCCAGCCGGGCAGCGAAAGCGGCCGGCCGCTCTCGGCCAAAGGCCACAAAATCCGATGAGGCGGGCGGGCGGCTCATGGCAGACTCCTTTCTTTTCTTTTTTTTACAAATAAAAGAAAAGAAAGCTGCGGCCGCGCGCGCGAGCGCCATGACCGTACGCACCGAACGCACGGGCGAACGCGGGCGAGTGCACGTAACCCGTTGATTATGCGTGTACCGTACGCACCGAACGCACCGAACGCACACAATCTATGCGCGCGAGGGATGCGCGCGTCGGCGCACGTGTCATCGCGCGCGCGTGCACGTGGATCCTTCATAACTGCGTTCGGTGTGTACGGTTGTTTGAAAATCAACAACTTGCTGCGTTCGGTCGTGCGTACGGGGTGCGTTCGGTGCGTTCGGTAAAGCCGCACATTTGGTCGGTCAAACATCGGATTCCCCACCAAGAGCCGCCTGGAAAACGTAATAGCAGTCGGTAATCCACTGGGTTTCGGTCTGGCTGGCAGGTTTTCGGTAGTCGGTCGCTCCAACTTCGGCACGATGCAGCAACGACTCCGGCGGAATGACCATTCGTCGCCGGATCGACGCCCCGCCATAACTGGCCGACTTGAAACAGTCTTTTAGCTGGATGGAAAACCCGGGCTGCTTGCCGAGATAACCGGACAAATGGTTTTGTGCGCGGGCTTTTTCGCCGCGCGCCGTGCACCAGCGCTGGTAGGCCAGATAAACCTGCCCGCTGGCGCAGGGGCAAACCGGGCAGTTTGTCTCGCCAGCGATCCAGTCACGGACGAACCGCTCGATGCTCCCGGCGGACAACTCCTGCACGTCGGATTTCGCCTTCGTCATGGGCGGCTTGGTGTGCTCATCGAAATCGCCGAGCGGCAAATGCAGCAGAAACCAATGGAGAGCCTCGCGCCCGCCGGCATTCAGTTCGGCCTTGCACTCCCGGTAAAACTCTTCGGACAAGGATGGCGGGGTCCAGATGACGCAGTGCCGGCGGTCGCCAACCTCGATGACGGCTGGCAAATATTCGTTGGAGAGAAAAACCATGTTGACATGGTTTCTTTCGTCGTACGCGGCAATGTGTTTCGGATTGATCCTGATCCACGCTCCGGTGATCATCGCTTTGAGCTTGTTTTTGACGTGATACAGGTCGCTGCGCGCGACCACCTCATCCGCCACCAGAAACAGCTTTCTGCTGGCAAAATCGTTGTATTTGTCCTCAATCGCCGACTGATCGATGACGCGCCCATACTCTCCGTAGATCGCCATCACCGTTTCAAAAATCAGGTTTTTGCCAGCACCCTGCAGGCCGTGGAAAACCAGCGTCGAGCGCATTTTTGCCCCAGGGTGCTGGATCGGATACGCCAGCCAGCGCAAAACCCATTGATAGAGGCCGTCGCCGTCCGGGTCGTCGCTGCACAAAAAGCGCAGCAACTCAAGCAGGCTGCTGCAGTTTCCTTCCCTAGGGACCGTTGGCCAGCCGCCCCACAGGTTGCAGAGCACAGCCTGGTCTTTCCCGCCCGGATCAAAGCCCACCTCTGACAGCCGGCAGACCTCCAGCCCTGATCGTTTCCACTCGCGCCATGCGTGATCAGGCAGCAGGGTCATCACGTCGCGCCTCGGCACGAGCACATGTTCCTGCCGGTCAAACATCAGGTCGTTGCCGCCATAGACGAAAACCCAGCGCTCCCGAGCCTCGTCAATCGATATATTGCTGCGCAACGGCCTGCGCCCGCCATCCCCTGCCCCCTCGCTAACCGTCGCCACCCTGGCGCCCTGCGCTGCCGACAGGCGCCATCCGGAAGCCGACAATGAGGCGTCGATCTGCGCTCTTACGACATGCAGCCCGCCAGACGGGTGAACGTGCAGGTCGTTGAAGTCGGTTGGGCCTTTATGCGTGCCGACAGGTCGAATAGCAGGAAACTCCGGCCAGACGACGCGGCCGTCAGTGGCGAGCGCAGCGGCTTTTGCCGCTTCGATTCCGGCATTGATTTTGCCGTTTTGCTGCCAGTCATAATCGTCGTCGGCACAAAACAGCAGGCGCATCCCGCGCCAGCGCTCAACGAGATTCAGGGCAACCGGCAACAGGTTGCCGGCATCAAATGCCACGACGACAGGCAGACCGGTCGCTTCGTGCAACGAGGCGCCGGTAGCGAACCCTTCGCACACCAGAGCAACGCCGCCCACTGCCAGGCTTCCGATGCCGAACCAGTGGCCGCGTTTAACCGTGCCAGGGGTGAAATCTTTGTCTCGCTTTTTGCGCCTCCGGGCTTCCGGATCGCAGTAAATCACCTGCAACCCCCATACCCTGCCGGCATGGTCCTGCACCGGGATGACGGTATTGCCCGAGGGCGAACAGCGCGCCCCATACAGCGCGCCCGGCGTAAACCCTTTGCGCTCCAGATAGGAAGATCGCCCGCTTGGCGCGCACTGCCGCCACCAGGCAGACGCCTGCGCTGCGGCGCGCTCCTGGCGCGCCAGCATCCGGGCATCCTCGGACTTGCGATCAGACTCGATGCGCGCACGCTCGGCCGCGAGCTGGTCCACGTTGAGCGTCTTGCGCTGATCGCGATTCAGGCGAATTTTGGTTGCGCCGTGGTCGTTCGCCGCCCAGTCGCTTACGCCGTACGAGCCGACGATGAGAACCCCGCCATCAGCACCGCGCAGCGAATAGAGCCGGTACCACCCAGGTTTGCCGGACCTGCCCTCGACTTTACATCGCTCGAATCCGCCCTGATCAACCAACAGCCCGCGCGCACGATCGATGACCAGGCCGGCAGACGTTATCTGCTGCAAAACCGAATCATAGTTAGATCCTATAGACACTGATGTTGCCTATACTAAAAACCTATCACCT